GCTCTACGTCTATCTGAGTAATTCTGTAGATTTTTCATCCTCGACGCCATTGCACTTCCCAACCTTTCTCTGCTTGTACAAAGCTTCGTGTTAGCTCAAATATTTGCTCTTCTACTTTATTTGTCCATAACCTTATTTCACTTTCATTCTCAAACTCAGTAACAACTTCTCTGATAGTAGCATCAACTAAGAGTCCTGGATGGACAGTAGTCCAATAAGTTATTTGTGTACTAGCCGTAAGAACAGGACTAAAGAAACGGCCTTTCACTCTAAGGCGAGTAGTATAATCTGCATAGGGAAAAAGTAGGATACCAGTAAAAGGATAACAATCTATAGAAGCGCCACCATTATACTGACCAGAAAGCTCAGAGGAATTAGTAGCTCCTGATGCCCGTTCAAGACCTACTGGAAGCAAAGCATAATAAGCTGGGGTTCCGGGTGTCTCTGTAGAGGTTTCATCAAGCTCCTTTTCTCGTAGTTCCTCTATAGTGCATTCTTCAAGTTCCTCAAGCTCAAGGTCACTACTCTCAGTCCAGACTGTTTCTACTATTCTAAGTCCATCAAGCTCAAGATACGCACTACCGCTAGAAGTGGATATTGTAAATAGCTCTATTCGTTTAAGGTCAAAATCCCCAGCTCTAAGATCAAGCCAACGCTGTGCTTTGTTCATATAGTAATAAAGGCCATTATCAGAATAGTCACCACCAGGAGCATCTACTACAAGGTCATAATGTCCTGTTGCCTTTACTACACGTTCTGCAACAAAAGCAGCAGTAGTTAGCCAAGGACTAGTACCACCAGAAGCCGCTGTACCTGTTCCGTAGTATGTTGTCATGACGAGATTACCTCAGTGTCAGGATTAACGAAATCGTAGCCATACTTCTGCCTCCAAAGATAATAAGTACCAGGATTAAGATAAAAGGTAGCTATTCCAAAACTATCTGTAGTACCAGTAGCTACTAAATTAAGCCCAAGTACATCAGTAGTTACTTGTACTGATACTCCAGGTATTGGTGTACCGGTTTCTTCTGGAGGTTCAGTTACCAAATAACTTACAGTTATACTACCTGTTCCAGCACCAACCGGGTCTGATTCAACGTATATTTCAAGTACTGCTGGCATAGCTCTACCGCAATCTACATGCACGGTAAGTATACCCTCTGTGTCTGTATCGGCTGAGCTAAGAGAAACAGTATATGTACCATCGTTGCCTCTACCTAGTAAAGAAGCAGTATCTAACTCTGCAAAAGTTCCATCATCAGGCTCCACCGGTGTTGCCCCGGCTTTGGAGATTTTAGTAAACAGATTTGTAATTATACCACCAGAGCTGTAAGCTGAGAAACATGAGGATAGAGTATCTAGTAAACCAAATGTATCACTGGAATCTAGATACGTTTGATAAGTATTCCCGTTAAGCTCAGACGTACCGATAACGTTAGATATGTAGACTAAGTTAAAATTATTCAGTCCATGATCACTTATTGTAATAAGTACCGGGTCTCCATTAACAAGTGTTATGTCTTCTATAGCCTGAGTTGGTGTTATACCAGTAATAGGAGTTATATAATCAAACATATCAAAAAGCCTAAGCGGTACTTTTGTTGATACACCTTGTTTGATGAGCATAATTAATTAACTCCGTGTGTTATGCTACCTTGCTGGCCTGTCTGAAACATTTTATTGTGTCCGGGCCACTTGGCTTCTGGAAGAGGGTCGTATTCAAACAGTATGAATGGGCGATCCTCTATGTGAGTGGTTTGTGCGTGCCAATTGTCTAGTATAAAACCTGTAGGATACTGACCAATACCATAATGAGCGTATGGCCAGTACCAAAAAAGGCTGTTATTATAAGAACCCCTCGCTCCAGGATAACTAGCTATTGTAGTATCGTTTGGCGGTATAAGTCCCATATAAATAGAACCAGAACAGCTAGAGTAAGAGTTTTCCTCATAAATAGCGCCAAGACCCGTATGAGGCCCACCAACATTAAAACTATACCAGCCAGAATAAAGCGGATAACCAAGGTCGTCACTAAAAAAATCCAACGGTGAGGCAAAGTAGTGCTCATCGTGAGTCATTTTAGATTTATCAAATGTAGCAAGGTAATCCATAGTTTGATACCAATAATAATGAGATACGCCTTGTTTATATCTAGAAGTTTCAACAAACCATCTGTAATCTCCATAATAATTAGTTATAATTGGATCTCTTGCATGATAGTATAAGGTCAATTTTGTGAAATAACGAGAAACGCCAGGCAAAGCTGGGAGTTTTAACTCAGATACTATACGCGTATTAGTTAGCCGACCAGGATAGCCAAGTGTTTCAAGATGTCTAGTTACACTTGGCGTATAGTATGTAGTACCTGTATCAACAAATGCCCAAGAACGTCGAGCTCCTGGATCTGGTGTAGTATAAGGTGTAATGTCTGACATGAAACTCATTACTGAATCCTTAAAGTGGAGAGGGGAGAACCTCCCCCCTCTCCTAACCCGTCATTACCCATGAGACGAACCAACCCCGTCTAGAAGCAAAGTAGTAGGAGCATGATGGTATTCAAGCCCCATTTCAGTAAGGTACTCATCCTTGATACCGTCAATCGCGGTAACGCCTCCTTTCGTAAGCCTGTCATCCTTTTTCAGGTGCGTCTTGTCAATAAAGCGCTCCTTAAAGTTAGGAGGCTCAAAAATCACCATTCGTTTCCTGTTGGTAGCATCAAACGAAAACAGAGGATGCATCTGCATGTGGAGTACACCGAAGGCAGTAATCAGGGTTGTAACCCTAGTGCCAAATTCGGTAATTCCAGGCTCTATCATCATAGTACCTGAATGTCGAACGTTTTTCTGAATACCAAGAAGCGCCGTTGAACCAACAAAGCTCCAACGTTCCCTACTACCATACCGGAAGCACTGCTCGAGTTTCTCCTCCATCCAGTCAACCGCAATGTCAGAGGGCCAATCGGACGTACCGGTTTCTGTTGCATAGTTGAACCAGTTGCCTGAGCTATAGGTTTGAATGAACGGAATCAAACCTAGAGTACTACGAATAGGCTGTCCGGTTGTTGGGTCTGTCTCTTCCGTTTTAATTCCGTATAGAAGAGACTTCTCAATTTCCATTCCGTGAATTTCAAGAGCCTCTCGACGCATCTCTACAAGAGCATCACCAGTACGTAGCCGTGTTTTCATGGCTGTTCTAGTTATGCTCAATGGCGTTCGGAAGATTTGTGTATAGTTGCTGTACTTCGTAGGCTGATACGAAATAGCCTCTGGAATTGCAGCACCTTCAGCATTTATGTTACCAATAATAGTCATGGCATCACAGTCACTAAGGTCTGTAGCACCAGTACCATCAGCCTCCATTAAACGAACGGAAATCCTACTGTTTGTACCATTTATCGCTACAGCAGTTATGCGAGCATGAACGTCATTAGTAGGATTCGACTCGTCACGAAGAAGCACAACATGACCAGGACGACATTCTTTTGCAAGGGTCTCACCTACCTTTACAAACACAGCAGTACCCTCGGCATAATCGTCACCAGAGCTGTACGCTGTAGTCATAGATTCGTCTGTGTAAACACCAGTAACACTTCCACCCTGCGATGGAAGATTTTTCTCCCACCAATTGAATTCAGGATCACTAGTTCGCTCACTTGAAATCCTGCTCGTCATTGCGAATAGGGGGGCTGTACCGTTAGGCTTCAAACGAAGCAACGCCTCCCTATAATCTTTTGGCCTCTGATCGCTTGCCCAAGCATCATTGCCAACCATACCTGGACCGTACGGCGTCACTATGTAAGACATATTGAATCTCCTTAGTAGTTTCTATTAGCTTGAGCTGGTTGTGTGAATCACAGCAAAGTAATCGTGGCCGTCGCAGTAAAGCAAAGCCTGATTACCTGACCAAGCTAGTGTATCACCAACAGCATCAGTGTAACTGCTACCAGCACCGGGCTTTTTGACAGTTACACCACCGCTACTAGCTTTCGTAGGCATATGAAACGAAAACCACTTATCTTCTGCTTCAGCAGGGTGAGGCAGATTTACATCAAAAGCATCACTCGTTGATACAAGAACAACAACGTTCTCGTATGGAGTTAATGTAGTAGTGGCGTTCGTAATAATCTTATGCACACGAGCAGCCAGCAGTTCCGAAAGACTTTTCGTAGAACCGTGTGGCATGTTACTTTCCTTTCATTGTAGCAAGTTATTTTTGCAAAATGTGTGTCGTACACATTTTACAGATTACAAGCCTAAATCTTCACGCACTTCATCAGCAATAGTTCTTGTCTTGCTCTTTTTTGGAGCACGTGTAGTAGCGCCTTTGTTAAGTCCACCAGGATTTTTCGGTGCCTTAGCAGAAGAGTGCTGTTTACCGTTGGAAGAACGCTTTATAGCAGCAAGACCAAGACGACCTTTTACCTCAGGGCCAAGGTGAGAATAGAACGTATCTATATCCCAATCTGGGTTAGCTTCTGCAAGCTCTTGTCCAACAAGGAAAACATACTCCCGAAGCTTAGGGGTACTCAATTCAGAGTTCTCTCTAAAAAAGTTCTCTGCACGAGACCTTCGATCTAGGTGGAGTTTTACCCTATTGTCCAGCTCCGAATCAAAGCTTTTGAGCGTTTGCTCTTTACCGCTGTACACTCCCTTTCTATAGACCTGATTTAGCAGTGTGTTAAACGCTTTTGGGTCAGTGAGGATTTTATCTAAATCATCCTCTTCAGAAATGAACTGTTCCTCGGTAACCTGAGCTTGCTCTCGCTCTCGAAGTAACTCTGATAGCTGTTTATCACGGTCAACAAGCATTTTCCTAAGTCTAGCCTCACTTTCCATAATGGCCTTAAACTCAGGATTTTTTCCCGCAACAGCTTCGAGGTCGGCGTATCCTGACTGCGATTCTTTCTCATCGACAGGCTCTTTTAGAGGCACTTCCTTTTGGAAGGTCGATGGAGTATCCTCGTCAGAATCTTCTTCTTCCTCTTCCTCTTGTTCATCCGAATCAGGCTGTTCTTCTACCTCATCTACAGCATCTTCATCCTCCTGTTCATCAGGAGTTGAAGTTTTTTCCTCTTTCAAGTTGTCAAGCCCTAAAACGTCCGCCAGGAAGTCCTCATTTTGCTGCTCATCCTGCGAAACGTCTGTAGGCTCAACATTAGACTGTTGTTCTTGTGTAATCTCGTTTTCCACTTCCATTTGTCTGCTCCTTTAATTGTTTCATCTGTTCTAGTATGGCTTCTGGGAGAAGTGCTAATTGACCATAAGCTACAGCCTCACCTTGTAACCTGTATATTGTATCTACTGAGGTAGTTTCCTCAAGAAGAGACCGGGCACGCTCTCTCCAGCTAATTAAAAAATCCTTCATATCTCTCCAAACACTAGACTTCAAGAATTCCTCAAACGCTGTTATAGTAGACTTCGGTTCGTACTCATCCTCGTACACCGGAGCCTTCCCTGACTCTAGGGAGCGGCGCAAGGTTTCCGGCTGCAACCTCATTTTGTACCTCCTCTGTAGGTGCTACCCTTATAAATTGACTTATGTTCTTTTCACCAGCTCTACGAGCTACACTTGCAAATAACCTGATAAGATCGACGCTTTGAGCAAGAAGTGGATTGCTGCTTGCAAGTTGTAGCAAATTCATTGCAAGCTGAGAATCCATACTACCAGGAAGACGACCTTCTATAGGAACCAAATCAAAATCTATATCAATACTATCTCTAGTTACCATAGCTTTGTCTTGACTTATGCGTTCCATTGGATAGCCATACTCCATCAAAAGCTGACGTTCCCAAGTGCCCATAAGCTTAACCCAAGTTTCTTTAGTCATAAATTGCTTGGTATGATGAGCAAGAAGATAACCAAGCTGCCTATGGCCAGAAGCATGAATCATTTTAGCCATTTTACCAGCTTTTGCCTCTGCACTATTCATAGTACGGCTGAATTCACTGGCTGTTCTACGTTCCGGGGCAGAGTCACTAAGGTAACCCTGCATACCTTGGTTTGCACCACTTACACGCTCCATTATATCAGCCAAAAGGGCAGCATCTGCTACATGGCCACGAGTAAAGTCATTAGCTGGAAGCTCCTTCATAGCTCCATCAACGCCTTTGCCCCAAGTGCCGCGTCGAGTAGTTATCACATTACTATTATTATAAAGGTCAGGCATGTTTACCCAGAACGGATCTACGAGTACACTATTATGAATGCTTTTGCTGAGGCTTAGCATATGAGTATTGTTATACCAATCAAGAGTCCACTGAAGCGGATAAAGCATTTCTAACCGACTAACAGGACAAGCTGTATAGCCGCGAGGATCAGGTACTGCAACAGAAATAGGTATGCCATTATAATCAAGGTCTACAGGCTTCGCTTTTATAAGAATAGAATCATTAGCAAGCTTAAATGCCCAAAGCTCTGGCTCATCACTATCGCCTAAATCGTAGTCAGAAGGAATTAGCCACCAATAAAAGTTAAGTACGTATATAGTATTATCTAAAGCTTTATCTCCACCACTATTTTCATCAGTAGAACCAGAACCTCTATTAGAATTAGCACCAGCAAACTTACTTCCTGCTACGCAATGTTTTAGGTACTTGACATTAAAAAGCTCGTCCTCTCCACGTTGCTCTTGAGAGAGCAAGCTCTCATAGGTTTCGGTTGTAAGCCATGCTACAAATTCCATCTTATCCACTTCATGAGCGGCAACCTTTGGGTCAGGGAAGTACTTGTAAGGATCAATATTGTCAAACGCTGCACCTTCCCAAGTTATCTGCTTTTCTCGCGTAGTTGTCTCACCAAGCGATATCCAAAGACCAGTAGGATCAAAATAGCCTTCCGGTACTACTTGAGTCTTGTAACCATATTTTACCTCCCAACGAGGAGCTATTACGCCAATACCATAAGATAGGGCATCGTCCCACTGTACATGAAGATTTATTTCTGCACCAGCTCTAAGACATTGCTGTTGAACGAGGTGCTGGATAAGAAGGGCACCAACAGTATCTTCTGGACCTATACCTTCGTACTGGAAGTAATAATCGTTCAAGAATACGCTAGTTAGGTATGTAAGAAGTGCCTCTTTGTTAGCGAACATATGCGGAAGGGTTATTATAAATGGTCCCTGTTCTTGGTCTGTGTCTGTTCGAGTACCACGTTCAAACTTATCTACATCATCTGGAGTTACATAAGCCCTACAAAGGTTATCAATAGTGTTCCAAGACGAATACCGCTGTGACATTACATTTAAGCTGCCTGTAGCTTTAGCAAGTAGTTCATCAGCTATTTTCTGATGTAAAGAGTCAGTCGGCTTAAAATCGAGATTGTAAGGGTATGAATAGGAATACTTCTTACCACTACGAGCTATTGCTTCGCTCATTGAAGCTGGAGTATAATATCTACTTGCATCAGACGCAATGGCCATAGCTGTATCCTTTCCTGGCTGAGTAAAGCGCAGTCAGGTTCTTTGCTTTCATTGGAGGGTCGTAATAAAGGTCTTCGAGTAGGTCAGAAGAATCTAACTTCAAAAGGTCAACCTGTTCTAGCTTTCCCTTTTCATTTACCTTAGGCTCTTGCATACAATATCTGCCTCCAGCTTCTACCAACGGAACAAGGTAAGCAAGAGCGTCTGCTATGTCAAGACGAGCAGAGTATGGAAAGGTAAGCAATTGCTCTTCTAATGGGCCTGTAGCTGTAGGATTGTGATAGATAAAGCCCTGACGATAAAATGAAATGAGTGCCTTAATGCGCTCTTCTTTTTTCCTACCCCTAGCTTTAAGTTCTAGAAGCTCCACGCTGTAAACGCCCTTAGAAGAAACATAATTCTTAAACGGGCCTATTATGAATTCGTTTATACCTGTTACCTCGTAGCCTATAACAGAAGCATTGAGGCGATTAGCCATATCAAGAGTCGTTTCGTAGAGTTGGTCAGGATACACCATACCGCCAAAGGCATCTGCTACGTAATAAGCTCTATTCACCGTATCAATAACCACACCTACAATGCCAGACCAATCACTCTGTGGAGTTACACTTTTTGCTGGGTCCATTAGGATTACAGCTTCACACTTCTTGAAGGTATCTGTCATCTCTCGAGGATCGTAGTACTTGAAATACGAACCTTTGAAGCTAGCTGTTTCTGGTGCCACTGGAAGGTTTCTAAACTCTCGGTAGAATGTATCAAGCTCTCCAGCAAGCCGGTATGACTCTTTGAGGTCTAGAATGTCCTGGTCGCTGTAGAATTCCGGTGCCCTCGAGTGATATTTATCATCACAAAGCTCTAAGCGAACAGTTTTCCAGGTATCAAGTTTCTGTAAGTAAGTAGGAAGTGCATCTTCATGCTTTAAGGTGTCTATGTAAACAATCTCACCTTGTTTAGTCATTGTATCAAGGCAGAGCGACACGTCACCAAAAAACCACTTTCTAGTTTTTTTGCGCGTGTTTTCATTCATGAGGTCATCAATGCTTTCTACGTCGTCTAGGATAACAAGGTCCGGTCGTTTATTATCCCAGTTAAGTCCACGAATCTGCTGGCCACACCCTCTAGGAAGTACTAGAGTTCGGCCAAAGGCTACCCAAACAGTCTTAGCAAAAGATTCATCTGAGGCTGTGTTATTGTTAATCTCTCCACCAAGCCCAAGGTTTACCATGCCTGTCTTGTCGAATTCCTGAACTGCATTTTTGAGGTCACCAAAGTAGGTAATTATAGTTTTGTTACTTCTAAGGTCGCGCTTTATGTTTTCGGTCTGCATTATAGCATTAGGAGCAGTATTACTCACATAAACAATGAAGTGCTTCTTGCCAAATAGAATAGCATCCATCGCAAGACCACGAGCTATGCTCGTTTTCCCAAACCCACGAGGAGCTAAAACAAGCTTATACCTGTAGCTATCATCTGTTATTGCATCGAAGATTTTATAATGGATGCTAGAAAATTCTTCGGTGAATACCGTATCGCCAAAAAGAGATTTACAAAATGCTGGCAGGTCAGTGTATAAATCTACCAGTATGTCTTTGAAAGTCTCTTTTTCGTGCCTGTCGTACTTCATGGCTAAAACTTGTAAGTTAACCTCCAAGAGCCCTCATAATGAGAGGTGAAGCCGCTTGAACTAGGTATGTTAGGGCCACTACCATAGGGAGAGAATGGTACAAATGTTACAGTGGAACCAGAGTAGCTAGAAGCCATAACACGATAGAAACCATTGAAGCTCGATGTAGTTATACCGGATAACTCAAAGTAGGAATCTAAATCAACGCCATCAAGGTATGAAGAAGAGGCCACTTGATATAGGCGTACCTTTCGGTCACCACCAGAAGAACCTAACTGTATACAATCACCGGTTTCTATATTAGCATGAAACTCAAGCGGACCTATGCCACTAGGATTAAAGTCTGCAATGGCTGAGGTTACATAGTCAGCTTGGCGTTGAATCTCTGTCATGCACTCGTTGATTCGAGAACCTATTAAAGCTCTAGAAATACCTTGTTCTACTAAGGATTCCTGCAATGTTGCTGCATCTTGGAGTAGACGTAGAATGAGGTCCAGATCAGCAATATAGCTTTTGGTTAGCTTTATGTAATCGTCTAAAGTATGTACTATACCTGCCATTAGGTTGACCTTTCTATAAGGCGGATATGGTAATCGTCTATATCATGAATCTCAAATACACTTGAGGCATAACCACCAGAAGGTAACATATAACAATGGAAGCCTGCGTTTGACGTATAAGTTATAGTATTTATTTGATACAAACCAGATACATCATTCCCGGCACAAGAGCGTTCATTAACAACTATTTCTACACGATCAGCATCCTCAAACGCAGTAAAGCCTAAAAAAGCTCCCATCTGAGAACTATCATCAGAACTAAAACCTATGGTCGGTAAGCCCTCTATTAGAAGTTCATAAATACAGTCTACACCTGGGGGTGTATGTCCCATATCCGTATAGATTGTTGTTATATAAAGGCTATTCCTATAATATGAATCAACAGCACTATCAATATCTACAAAGCTAGTAGTTGAATACAAGCCATGACGTGCATTCGGTGTAGCCACAGGTTGATACGCGTAGTTTATGTCAGATAGTGAGCTGGAGGCTTCGTTTAACAGCGCTTGCATACGCTCATATGTATCTGAAGCTTCTCTGTACATAGTATTAAACGTAGCACCTATAGCAACCTGATTATTATAAACCTTCTTTGCCTGCTGAGCACAACCTAAAGCAGCAGACAAAAGGCTCCTAACATGGTTAGTTTCATCTATAAGTTCTTCTATGCTATAGTACAAAGCCATTACGATGACCTTCCGTTAAGGTTATCTAACTTCCTAAAAAGTTCCTCAACATTAGCTCTTAGGGATACTATCTGAACAGCTAAGCCTTGTCTCCACGCTTCGCATTCTGTTCTAGCCATCATTTCAGTTTTTTGAATTGTACTGTTTGATAGAATAGTTTTCAGGAGAACCATGCAAATAGGAGCGGAAACTGACAGCAGAATTACTCCAATACCCAGGATTACCTGTCCGCTAGTTTCCTCCATTAGCATTCATCCTTTCTTTTATCTCTTGGATAAAGGTAAGAAACTGCTGGGCTTCTTGCAAGTATTCGGCTATACGTTGGTCCTCAGGAGCTGTTTCCTGAGCTTCTTCGTAGCGCTGAATTTGAGCTTGGAGTTCTTGCTCCTTTATGTCAATATAACGATTCACTATTGGCATACCGTAGGCGTTCATGAGTGTTTCTGTTATGTAAAGAAATGTAGCTGCATCGAATGTGGATTCTTCTACTGTAATTACCGTAGCTCCGGTAGTTGGATCAATTGTAGTGGTCTCTCGGAATCGAGAACAGCCCATGGCTGTTAGGAAACTTATAACCAAAACCCCAATCATTACTAGCCATAGTAAAGTTGCCGTACCCTTTAGTATTGTTTGCATTAAACGTCTCCTGGAAAAGTTGAGTTGAAATTTGTGAGCTTAATGTATTTACCTTTCAGCAGGACGTAATTGTCCTGATAGAGGGTGTATGAAACTAGGTCTGCTGGGGTCACTTCACTAGCGTTTATGCTTTTAGGAAGTATGGTAGCTTGTTTATAGAGGAAAGCCACAAGCTCTGAGCAGAACAGAAAGCGGTCGGATTCTTTAATTGGTAGGATTGACGGAAGTAAAAAACGCCAGCCAAGTCGAAAGACCTGCCAAAAATCGTATTTAGTTCCTTCGTACTTGCTTAAAAGGTTGGCTAATGGTAGTTTGTTGAAAAGTCGCCTGTTAAGGTCACTAAGTGGTAGCCACCAAATTTCACCCTCATAGGTTTTCAAACGCTCTGAGAGGTAGGTTGTCTGTACACCAAGGGTGCGCTTACCGCTACTGTGCTTGAGGGAAGTGCTTTCTAGCAAACGCAACCGTTGTACGGTCGGACCGTCGGGTGTAGAAGGAAAAGCCTCCGGTACCCACTGAACAATAGCTACGTGAGTAGGAGGCTTTTTCTGTGCTCTACGGATGAGGCTGGAGGCGAAACCTCTGCCGTTGAAGGCTATGAGATCTCCTTCCCTAACTTGATGTCGTACCTTTTTGTAGGTTGCTCGGTTCATTACTTTGCTTTGTGCTTCTTTTTCCACCACCGGAAAGCTAAGTTCAGGCCTAAAGTTAGAAGCGTTACCCATGAGCCTGATGAAGCAGGTATGCCACTTGAATAGTTCTTGTTAGTCATTATTTGTTTCTCTTTAGTGGTTAACGCCAAGCTACCTTCTGTTGCTCCCTGTCCCACTGGTCAACATGAACATGGCCGTCAGGGTAATCGGCTTTTACATACGAGAAGTATTTCTTTGCATGGTACTCAATGACGTGCTGAGGTACACGAATACCGTCAGGGTTTTCCTTTTTACTTACCATAGCGTAGATATCAGCGGCAACCCCGCCGTACTTAGGAAGGTGCTTGCTCTCGCGAGAAACAGCGCCGCCCTCTGTTGTCCAGCCTAACTTTTCGGCAAGCTTTTCATTGTCTGCCTGGGTACGAGTACCGCAGGTAATTACGATTGGAACCTCCGTTTCGTAAGCAGTACACAAAGCGTCACGAAGATTTTCTAAGCCTAGCAAGAGAGATGGATGCACAATAGCGAGGCCCTCGGCGTTTTGAAATTCACTGAGGAAAAAATGGCTTCGCTCATAACCGCTACCACTATTTACCATTAGGTAAATTCGATTTGCATCCTTCATTTGTCGAGCTCCTCTCCCTGAGTAGTCATCGGGATAAGGTTATCGATTACTGCCCGTTTAGCATTATCAAGCATTTGATCAGCTTGAAGAGGTTCTGGAAATTCCTGTGGCTCACCGCCTACCTTATCCGTAGCTGCACTAGAGGGCCGATTTATAATGTCGAAGATACGGAGGTTTTCGTGCAAAGCAGTTTCTATGTATTTGAGCATACTTAGAGCGCCCTCTGCACGAGCACGATTTAGTTCAGCAAGCTTTTGCTGGTTCTCCATAAGAGAGATGCGTTGTTTTACGAGCTTATCTACACGTTCCCAGGGCTGAGCATTTACTTCCGTTATACCGTAGATGAAGGGATTGCTGCAAAGGGCACTAGTGTCAGGGATGCGCACAATGCGGCCTGCGCCTCTGGCGAATCCAATCCAGTACTCTGCACAAGGCCGTTCATAGGCGTATTCCTTATCCTGGCTCATATCGACACCAAAAACATCGATTACCTTGTAACCGAAGAGAATAGCGAGGGCCATTTGCCAGGAAAAGGTGCAAGTAAAATAGTTAAGGCCAAACGTGTCTGTAATTTCTTGGAAAGGCATCGCGAGTGTGTTCGGGATATCTGGGTGCGGGAGTCCAAGGAGATAATGTGCTGAGGACTCACGAATCTTATCCAAGCGGTCAGCGATAACGCCCGGTTTATGAATATCGAACATTAGGGTGTAATTGCCTGGAATTAGCTTATCCAAGCCATTAAGCCCCCAGATGTCTATGTCCTCGCTTTTTATTGGCGCAAGGAAAGCGCTACTTGCGGCAAAGCCCATTATGAGCAGGTGATCATTTTTCTTGAAGCGAGCTTTTAGTTGTTCCGTTGTCGGATAGCGGTTGGTCATGAATTCCTGAGTTTGGACGTTGTTGCTTTTCTCTTTTGGCATTAGCTTTTGTCTCCTGTAGGTTGCCCTTTTGCAAAATGTGTTCCGGGCACATTTTACAGATACGTAAGCTTAAATGAAGAGCGACGAGTGAAGGGCAGACCTACGGGGTCTGACACACCCATCGCCCTTCAAAAAAGTTAAACTGGCTGCGCTACTACGTCAATCGCTTCTTGCTGGCGCTTTTTAGTAGCCTGTGCTCGTTCTCTAATCTCAAGTAGGTCCTGGGCCGTAAGATGTAGGTCTGCTTTCTGTACCACGCTACGTTGAATAGCAGAAAGCCCCGTTCTGTCCAGGACTTGACCAGCAACCTTTACTCGAAGTGTTGGAGTGCCTTCTTGCTTCTCGAGTACTTCTCGATATGTATCTATCGCGTACGGGATGAGTTGCTCTAGCTCCTCCGTATTATCAATAAACGCTTGGTCACGAAGGGCATTTAACTCATCCACATACTGACGGAACAAACTGCTGTTTCTAATAGTCGCCACTTGGCGCTTCGAGATTTGTAGACGCTCCGCAATGGCTTTATTGGAAAGGCCGAGTAGCGTTAACCGTGACATCTCCCGAGTGCGGTCCTGAATACTTTGCACTTGGTAACGGCAGCGGTCGTTTGCTCTATTTGAAACTGTATCGGCCATTTTCTGTGGTAAGTCTCCTTGTACGCATTGTACCATATTGAGGTGTGGGAGGGCAAATGTATTTTTTTGTACCTGTGGGAGTGGTGTGGTGGATTGTTGTGGGAATGCGTGTGCGGCCCGTCACGGCGTTTTCGGCGTTCGGTGCCCGGTTACCCCGGGTTGCGCCCGAAATGCCCGTGGCGTTTGAATTTGACCCATTGCGTGCGGTTTTGTGGGGTTCCGTTTGGGATGGTTTGCGCGGGTTCGGATTTCTGTAAAATGTGCTCTGCACACATTTTACAAATATGTAAATTAAAACTAGAAAAATTTTTTAACTTGGGCAACGGTGCTGCCCTGTACCACTATGCCCCCATACCGGGTAACCACCTTGGCATGATTCTAGCTAGGGGGCACACCACCGATAATTGTTTGTCATAGTGACAAGTATCTGTCAATCTGTAACGTGTTGGGGCACAACGGGTTATGCCGATTTTCAATAAAAACGATTGTCAATTCGACAAATACCTGTCAGTATGTACACCAGCATAATTGTAACAGAATCCGTAAACCGTTGTGCCCCAACGACTTACGCACGTAGCGATTCTTGGCACACCAATTGCGATATACAATATACCTACCGCGATCGGGATTCCCCGAAAGCGACTAAGAAAATCTGCAATGGATTTTCCAGGACATTCTTTTCAATCGAACCTAACGGGCATAGTGCTCGTTTAGGAACGGGAGATAGCAATATGACTATCGAAAAGAATGTGTTGGTTACTAATGTGTCCAAGTCTGAATTCCCCGAATTGAAGAATGCGGAGAAGACTACGAATCTTGAATTCAAGATTGTAGATGGTGTATTGTCTGTTACAGGGCATGCAAACCGCCTTCTCAAAAAGGGGATTGACAAGGACACAGGGATAGTGGCTGAGGCAATTTGGTTGGACAAGCCGTTTTGCCTTGTCGGTGATGTAAGTGAGGCCATTGAGTTTCTTGTTCAATGGGCATTTACGCGACCTGCACCAGACAAAGTTTTGGATTTGGAAGATGAGGAGGGTTTAATCGACCTTTCGAGCATTCTGCTTCCAAAAACTGGCGGTAAGGAAAACAATGGTTGGGGTATTGATCTCTGTGAAGCGCTTGCATCGATATTGACTGAAGCGTTTGACAAAGAATACAATGCGGCGGACTTGCAAAGGCGTTCCAAAGAAGGCTTTGGCGATGCTTCGGCAAAAGAATACCGCGCGAAGTTCAACAAAAGGAATTCACCCTACCACAAGTACTACCAGCAAGCAAAGGCTGACCTTGCCGCAGTTCCTGAGAAGGCCACTGGAGACGACGTGTAACCAATACACCCGTTCAATATGGGAAGCGGGAGTCGGGAAACCGGCTCCCCATCCCGAACAAAGTTCTTTGAAAGTTTAAGAGAAAAAGGAGTGCATCATGGAAAATGCTGTCATGACAGGGGAAACACCCGAGTACGAGCCCTGGTTTGAGACCATTAACGAAACGCTACTCAAACGTCAGCTCCAGGCTCACATGGAATACGCAAGCCATGAGCTAGAATGCGTAAACTCGTACATGGCGAACATGAGTGATGAATACACCACAAAACACAAAAACCGCTGTAATTACTGGAGCGGGGTGATTGAAGGACTTGGAATTGCTCTCAACATAATAGAGTTAGGCAGGTCTAAGCTACCGCCGGAATGACACAACGGAGCGGGAGCCAGGAAACTGGCTCCCCATCCTAAACAAAACTCTTTGAAAGCTTAAAAGAAAACAGCCAGGTACAAACCATTGCAGAGGAGGCTTAAGGCATGATGTATCGAGTCACAGTGTATCCGCCGGCATGGACTGGCGAAACTGGTTCCCTCTTTTTCATGTTTTGGTTAGAAAAGTGAGAAAGGAGTGCATTTCGATGAATGAATATGAAAAAGTGAGAATCTTGGAGCTCGCAAGCCAGATTAAGAAGAATGCAAAGCAGCTTGTGGCAATGTGTACAGAGAGAGAAGCTGACGTCATGGAAGCTTATCATGTGAAAACAGCAATCAATCTCAGAGACACAGTGGATGATCTCGAATACAGACTTATTACAGGGTCGTCAGGCTACGTTGACAAAGCCTGGATACGTCGAGTTGGACAAAAACTTACCCGTCTGGCCCGTTGGCACGAAGAGGCAGCAATCGCTGTAAGTGGAAACAGCAAGCTGAAGCGGATGAAAAAAGCTAAGAAAACAGTCATCACTGATGGTTCGGATATCTGAGGAAGGGGATTTTTTTTCTGTGCTCGCTGTATACAGGTATATCCGTAGGTGACACTACAAATAATCGGGGGTGACCATGCCTTTTACAGAAATCCAGGGGAGAGAGATAGAGGGAAGATGAGGGTGATTGTACCATATATAAAAAAAATAATGTATACATGGAACATTCCCCCTCGTTCTTTCTCCCCCAAATATTTGTAAAATGTGGGGTATCCCCCAAATACTTGTAGTGTCACCTACGTGTATACGTATTTGTAAAATGTGCCCCGTACACATTTTACAGAAAAACGTGCTACAAACAAGGAGTGCAAAAGATGGAAACAGAAGTGTTGTCAGGCTGGCATTTCGTGTCTAAAGACCGAAAGCTTAGTCACGAAGACGGCAGGCTTGTGAAAGCCGGACGTACATATAAGCTAAGACCAGGTCAACAGGTGGCTATTTGTAAGTGTGGCTTTCATGTGAGCAAGACCATAAGAGAAGCCTTTCTTTACAACTACTTCGTTTCAGAGTACAGACCTATACTTTGTAGGGTTGAAGTAGGAGGCGACCTTGAATATTCAGGTGACATTATTTGTGGCTCATATCGCAAAGTGCTTTGGACTATGAACATAGAGCATATATTGATTAAGTTTGTGTATGAACTAATAGAAGACATGTTCAATACCAGTGTGTTTTTTGGCTCTACACATAAAGATGAGCTTAGACTTTTTATGGAGCAAAGCAAAGAACACATCATGCAAAAACCGCCCCAAGACAACCGGCTCAAGCTAAAACTATACAAAAACAGATACCTTAAGCAAAGGACAACGGTTTCTAAGCTTGAGTATTTAACTGCACTAGCACTTCGTGAAGCTACTAGTAAGGTTGGTGTAGAGTGTGTAGCACAAGTCATGAGGTTTCATATAAATATGTGTAAAATTATTACTCCTGCCAAGTCAGAATTTTATTTTGCAAAACTCCAGGATGAACGCTTAACAAGTTTGGTACTTCAGGCTCATGCTAATTGGTTGGCATCTCGTAGACAAAGACAGAAAGCTTAGGTATGAAGACAAGCGAGTTGTGAAAGCCGGACGTACATATAAGCTGAAGTCCGACAAACCCGTTTATATCTACAAAAACGGCTTTCACGCAAGCGATAAGCTTGAAAAACTGTACGCTTCAAAAGAGGACTTTCGGAAAGGAATGTATATATGCTAAAGACATGCGATTTCTGCAACAAACCGGCAAAGTGGACCGGTTCCTTAACGTCCGATAGTTTTGCAAACACCTGTGATAACCATGATTGGCTTCTGTTTAACAAGGTCCGTCTACCACTACAAGGAAATAGAAACCGTGGGCGAGAAGCCACAGTCACACTGAAGCTAATGATCAATTCAGAATCCTTTGCTCCATGCCCTTGCGGGCATAAACAGGTTATTGAAACCTACGCAAGGGGAGCATACTGCTCTGCTTGTGGTATGCGCTTAAAGTTTGAAAACCCAATGGGACTGATAATGGGAAACCCAGAGTTACTTGATAACGATACTTGACAAAAGAGCGGTTAAATTTGTAAAATGTGCCCAGCACACATTTTGCAAATAAAAAAGGGAGCACCTCAATGAATATAGGAGACATAAAAGTATCCATCAAGGATGCTAAGTCAACAAGCATACAAAACGTAAGACCTGGTATGCCTTTCATGCACTGTTACCCAGACAGCTCTATCGAGGAACTATTTGGCGAAAAACAAACTCGTACTATTAGGTACATTTGCACAACTCTGCTCAACAGAAACAAGGTTTCCGACGCCTCGTATCTATTAGCACGCCTGCGTGTTGTACTTACTGGAACCTGCGAAGATACCGATTACACAAGGATACAAAAATTCAAAGAGCGCCTTAACTGGCCAGTTTCAGAAAAAGCACTCAAACGATTACGTCACATGATACGAATTGGAGCAAAAAAAAGTTGAAACTTTTTTTGCTCCGACCTTGACAAACAACGGTTATTGTGGTATAATCATATACACGTCATGACACACACATATACACGGAGGTGTTCTAATGATAGTCAGTAGTAGAGTAGACGTTGAGCTTCTAGCAAAAGTAAGTGAATTCATTGAACGTTCTATGGAGCGTAGAGTGATAAGCAAGAGTGCAATAATCAATCATGCACTTGAAATGCTTGTAACTATCTTAGAACAGCAAGACGTCTACCTTCAGGAATTCACGGTTCCGGAGGCAATAGAGTACTTTGACTCCATTGGCTTGCCTTGTCATGATACGCTATCAGCAAACGAACAACGGGTATTCTCTGAAACAAGAGACGAAGAGCTACCTTCGCTTAAAGCGGTCAGAGAGATGGCGAAACTTGTCTTGGCCGAGCAGCAACACGGCCCAAGAACCAGTGGGAATCCCTCCCCTGATTCTCACTGCGTTCCTTCACCCCAGCGAGGGAAGGGGTTAGCACACAGCTAGCAGCACTCCACCCCTTCCCTCGCCCCTCCAAAACGGAGATAAAAAATGTCAACAACAAATAAGCGAATACGTAGTCTTGAAAAAACTTGTGATGAGGAAACAGACGTAGATGTTTTTGAGGATGCTACTCATCGTATGAAAGTTAGAACGCACTCTGTGCTTCCAACAGATACTTCATATGCAGGTAGAATCTTAGGCGTACCTCAAATTCTTACTGCTGAGCCATATATAGCCATCTTCGCATACAAGTCAAAAGAACCTACGGTATTCGTAGATGGTAGATACAATTTAATGGCTCTAAAACGAATGATTGAGAGCATTTTGGCTGATGACTCGTACAAAGAAGATTAGCAAGGAGATAACCCTATGCGTACCATGCGATATGAACAAGCATTTCCACTACACACACCACCTACATTTAACCAAAACGGGGAAATTATTTATCGTCCTAGTATGAACATTAATTTCATGCCGGGCTTAAGCAAACGTGAGCTATTTGCTGCGCTTATATGTGCAGGACGTTCAATTCTGAACGGAACCCTAAAAGACAGCGCAGAATTCGCTATTGAGCAGGCTGACGCCTTAATAGATGCCCTCAACGATGCATCATATGAGGAAGAGAAGCTTAGCTATGTGGGAATAGTAAACATGATTGAAAAAGGGGAGACAAAGTGAAAATCAAAATCTCAGAAGAAGATAATCCACAAGGCGGTTGGACTATATTTGTTGATGATACCTATGCTAACCACCTATGCACTGATGAAGTGCTTGGTGTTGTTGCAGCCGCGCTTTTTGGAGGTTTCCCGAGGCACCACCCATACCTGAAACCTATGTCCTCTGCTTCATAAGGAGCAAGCAATGGGTGAAATAGCCAATGACATGCTTGAAGGATTCATGTGCTCGAATTGTGGCATTTGTTTCGAGCAGCCACACGGTTATCCCGTGCTCTGCGAAGAGTGTCAGAAGGCATGGACTGAAGATGAAAAAAAGGACGCTGGCCTACAAAACGCCAGCATCCCAGAAATGCATGCATAAAAGTTGAATCGGGTTTGCCTCACGTAGCTAAGTGGATAGGCTCGTCTATACAGGCGGCAGCTTACATAGACAGGATGCACAGCCATGACGATTGATCACCGTTGATGTGTACTCTGAAGCCCGCAGGGCTGGTGTTGGTTCAAGGCCAACCGTGGGGCGTTTAACTTAACTAAGGAGTGCAAAAAGATGACAGAATATATAATAGCATGTAGAACCTGTAAGTGGTATGACCGCCACATACCGCTAGGAAAGAATCCACCCAAAGGAACCGTAGGGCGTTGTAGAAAAAACAGTCCTGTAATTGCCAAAGACCCTGAAGATACCCAATGGCCTTATGTATATGCGCATTTTGACTGGTGCGGTGAGTGGGAGCCGAAGTAACAACAGTTTTTTGTCTTGCAGGAGTGCGATATTCGCATGGGTGTCTTGTGTTCTACCCTTGTAGTACCTTGCAGTACTTTACAGTGGCAAGGTAACGAACTAAGAATGAGGACTACTCCTCTGTTAGGGAACCTACAACCTGCAAGACAAACTTCAACAACTAAACAATAAGGGGCAGACAATGATTACTGTTAGCAGCGTCAAAGAAATTCTTGCATGGCCGCAGAATAGAAATGGCTGGCATGTATCACCAAACGCAAACGAAGTTAAAATAGGTAGCAATTGTAGCATAGACGGTAAAGTTACCCTAAACCGTTACGTTAGTATAGGTGATGAGTGCTGCTTGTATGATGGGGTTAATATAGGTTATAATTCTACTATTGGCCCTAAGTGTCTACTAGATGAAAATGTCAGTGTAGCCGGTAGTTGTTTAATAGGTAAAGACTGTAGGATATTCAAGAATGTCAAGCTGCACACTAGTAGTATAATAGGTAAAAGCTGTTCGTTGTATGACAATGTTACTATAAATATGGGTAGTTCAATAGGCAATTACTGTGTGCTATACCATGATGTTTCGGTAGGTACCTACTGCATAATAGGTGATAGATGCGCTCTGCACAAGGCTGTTATTCTACAAGACGAGTGTTGGTTAGGTGCTTGTTCTATATTGTTTGAGAATGCTGTACTAGAGTCCTTAACAAACATACCCAGCAATTGTGAGCTGGATGCTGGGACAACCAGCCTTAGCTTAGTAAAAAAACATATCAATGCACTACTTGAAGTTGGAAAACCTATTCTAGGTTGGAAATGGGTAACACATGACCGTATGTCACCTAATTTCGATGGTGGTACAGTCATACACTATGAAAAAGGCGCAGTCATCGAAGCAGAGGGTGAACTTAGTGCCACACAATGTGCTCCTGGCCTTCATATTCTACCGGTAGGTGTATGGCCTGAATACGTAGGACTCTGTGACCCTGGGCACACAAACATGCCACTTCTTGTAGAATACCAACCCGAAGACATTCTTTTTCCGGGAAACCCAGATGGCGGAGGCAAGATTCGTGTACGTAAACTTAGGGTGTTAACCTGAAAACGCTATAAAGGAGGGCATCTTCAAATGGGCACTGAACAGGATATTTCTAAGCTTGTAGACGATATTGTCTACGATATCATGAGCGCAGCAATCCGAGACACTGATATGCACTGTAATATAATCGCTATCGACGACACAAACGGAAACCTGCAAGTATGTGCAACCTTAGTAGCAGATGCAGCAGACAAACGGTTAAGCGTACAAACACCAGAAGGCTCATATAACGCTTCCTTTAAGCTTGTTACAGACATTAAAGGTACTGCGTTACGCGAAATCGTAGAATACATAAAACGTTCTATGAACAAAATAAATCCAGAAGCATACTTGTCTACAGAAAATATCTACAAAACAGATTGAAAGGAGTATGAAAAGTGGGAGCTGAAATGCAATTTTATCAAGCGGAATCCAGGAACCAGTCAGTAGCAGTAACTAGACTAATTGCGGCGGTTATGAAAGTCTTAGAGGAGGACATAACCGAAACATCTAGGGAGCTTCTCTTGGAGGGCATAAAGGAAATTCGATTCGATACAAAAGACGGCCCTGACTATGCAGCTTGGGGAGAAGATGCAGTACAACGAGGTTCAAACGGTGAGCCAATAACACAAGATGATTGGCGAGTACTCAAGGTATGTGTCCAAGGTCAGAAACGCATTCAAGTTATGGAGCTGGCAAACTCGAAATGAGACACAAAAGTATTTGCGTAAAACATAAGGGAAGGAATGTAGCTGCAACATTTAGTGTTGCCTTCCCAGAAACTATAGACGAAGCTCTTGATTATCTTGGAGAAACGCGTTTGCTAAAGCTCCTAAACAAACAGTTAGAGCTTCAAGCTCGTTCCACTTCAAGGAACCTTATGTCATATGAGCACACTCCTGCAAGTGTAAAAGAGCGTATGGAAACTGAGTGGTTTCCTTTTAAGCGTTTAACAAAATGTACTCCAATAAATCTACGGGGAATCCAAGCAGATGGAACTGACATTATCTGACACAACACACATACTAGACCATACAAAAATCAAGTGCTTCATGGAATGCCCAAGGAAATTCTTCTACGAGCATTTAATAGGATGGAGTGCAGAGCGAGACGACCACAATCTTGTCTTTGGGGCAGCATTTCATATCGCTCTAGAATACCTTTACGATAGGCAAAAACAAAGAGGCGACCACCATCTATCAGAGCGAGATGCAAAAGAAGCTTGGCTAATGTTTCTCGAACATTACAGGACTCAATTCTCAGAGGAAACAGACCAAGATTATGCTCCTAAAGACCCAGCGACAGCCGATAAGGTTATTCAGGAGTACGTAAAGCTGTACGGCCCACTTGACACATTCGAGGTTATCTACTCAGAAATATCTGGAGCCGTACCTGTAGATGACACAGGCAGACTCATCCACTTTCGGTTAGATACTGTAGTAAAAGACCTTCGAAGCAATACGTATCTTGTACTTGAGCATAAAACCTCAAAGTGGTCTCCAGCTCTTTGGGAATACAGTATGTCACTGTCACTTCAGGGTGGAGTAGGTGTACATGTACTCTCATGTCTTTATCCCCAAGAACAAGTAAAAGGGCTAATCTACAACGGGATATTCTTTTTTAAGAAGGGTCCAGCTTTTCAAAGAACACCCTATATAAAAAGCAATGAGGGTATGCAAGATTGGCTTATTACTATTAATAAGCAGTTTGAAGGCATAGAAAAAGAAACCGCTTTGCTTCTAGAAAGTGATAGCCCAAGCAAGCCAGTTATGGAGTCGTTTACAAAGAACCCTACTAGCTGTGTTTTATACAATCGGCCATGCCCCTATATGGACTTTTGTAAAGCATGGGCAAATCCACTCCGATTTAACTTGGAAAAACCTCCAACTGGTTTCAAGAAGAAGTATTGGGACCCTCGAGAAATGGATAAAGAGTGGAAAGCCAAAAGCACTAAGGAGGTTAAACCAGAGGAGCTGGCGTGATGGATTCCTATACTCATCCATACAAGCCTTTTGAGATTGAGGCAAATTGGATAGTTTATGCTGGAGCTACAGGCTGGCTTGACGCTGTGCTTGAACTTTGGGGCGACAATCCAATTGATGAAGACCTCATTATTAGTATGTGGGATTCCAGTAGAACAAAGCAGTGGTTCAAAGGAAATAACTTTGATGAGGAGAGTCTTATAATAACGAAAGAAGCCTTGAGATATCTCATGCTAAACTCGGAGGAGCGACATGCACGTACACGACATGGTTAGGATTATGGCTAGTACCTTATCAGCAGATGAACTTCATGCGTTCGCAGTAGAGTTTTACAATGCTCGTATGAAGCGATTCTCGCGACACTCCAATATGCCTGATAGGGTTTCAACAGTAGCACTTCCTATTGAGGAAGCCCAATTCAAAGCTGCTTGGGAGCAGTTAACGAAAGGAGTTAATAATGGAAAAATGGAGGGAGAACTACGACAATTGGAAATCGACTCCTGACTCAGAGCTATCTCCAGATAACTACGAACTACCCTGGCACGCAGAAGAGGAAGAAGACTTCGAGGATGATGAGGATGATGAGATAGATTATCTCTACACTGAATGGTAACTATAAAGGCTTAAAGCTATGAAAAATGGAACCCTTGACCTTAAAGATTTTGCATGTAACTTAAAAGGGCTTTACAAAGAAACGAGAACAAAAGCAAATTTTCTTGTTTATGGAAGGAAAGGAGCAGGCAAAACCCACCTTGCATGTACATGCCCTCAGCCTGTACTTATCCACTCCTTCGACCCTGGTGGGACAAGGCTATCAGCTATAAGAGAACTTTGGGAGCAAGACAAGATTCTTATAGATACCAGCTTCGAGAACGAAGATATTAAAAGCCCTACTGCTTTCAAAAACTGGCTTGCAGAGGTTAACCACTTAGGCAAGGAAGGTATCTGGAAACAGATAGGAACATACTTCCTTGATAGTGGTACGTACTGGGCAGATAGTATATTAACAGAGATGGTAGCTCGTGGTGGACATGCAGGTGAGCCTCCACAGCTTCAAGATTATGGAAAGCAACAGATAGTCCTTCGTGATTGCTTATCATCTCTGTTAGCTCTTCCTTGCCACTTCGTAATGACTGGCCATATTGACCAGATACGTGACGAGGTTAGCGGAAAGATGCACAGTAGCCTTCTTGCAACAGGTAAACTGAAGGCAAAAATCCCACCTATGTTTGATGAGTTTTATGTGCTTGATGCAGAGCAAGATAAGGGTAATCTTGTTCGTTATCTTCTCACGATAACCAACGGCAAGCTTGAGGCTGGTACTCGTATAGGTTCTGCATTGTTTGAACAGAAGGAAGAGCCTAATATTCAAAGGCTATTGAAAAAAGCTGGCTATGCGTGGGAGCATAAGAGTTAATGAGCATATAATTCTGTAAAATGTTCACCGGGCACATTTTGCAAATAACGAAAGGAGAACACTATGCCCTACAAAGCAAGTATACGAATGGCTCGAAGGCGTTCAGAGAACTATCAATCGTATGGAGGTGAAGTGGAATTGGAATTTGACTCAGAAGTAGAATGCCTTACATTGACTGAAACAGCTTATCTTGCTAAGTACATGACAATGCGCTTGGCAGGAGAAACCATGTCGGAGTTTGAAGTTGACCACGCAAGGAAACTGTTTCAGCGCTACACAGATGGAAAAGAAGAGTTTCTGTCCTTAGCATCTTACAAGAAAGGAGAGAAAAAGTAATGGATAATAAGGATGTTAATTACTACATAGGCGAAACTCTTCGATTCTGTCTTTTTGGACTTATCATTGCAGCTATTCTAGTTGTAATGCTAGGTACATGTATAGGTGGATAAACAAGTAAACTAGGAAGGGAAAAGGAGACAGACATGAGCTTTATTAATATCGACCTTGACGATATCCAAGAGCCGCAGCCGGTTCCAGACGGTGACTATGAAGTGCAGATAGTTGACATTCCAGAAGTCAAGACTTCTAACCGTACCGGGCAGGAGTACTTGAACTTCAGGCTTCAAATCTTGAACGAGCCAGGAGCAGCAGATATTTACGATGTTGTTATGCTTCCTGCAAGTCAGGAGTCAGAGGAGTCAAACACTCGGCGCAAACTTCGTTTGAAGCGTATGTGCGAGGCCTTTGGAGTTTCTTATTCTGGTGGCTCTATCCAACTTGAAGCCTTTAATGGTCTACGGGCTCGTGCTCTCCTGTCTGTAGAGAGTGATGCCGAGTTTGGAGACAAGAATAGAGTCCGTCGTTACATGGCATTGTAGTCACTAGCCGTGTTAAACAGGGGGAGGCCGTATCCTCCCCCTTCTTAAAGGATTGCTTTATGAAAGATACAGTCAGACATCGATTAAACATTGAGGTTACTGCAGAAACAAAGCGTGCTATAGACATGCTTCCATACGGAATGAGGGGTATGATTCTAGCTGGTCTTTGTAAACGTTTGGCTAAAGAAATAGAATCAAAGGGGTGGGAAAATGTTTTGTGGCTTAGAAACGGAACCTTTGATTTTGTAGGAGAAAAAGATGGACTTGCATGAGTTTGCTATGAAGATTCAAGAAATGAGCGATGAGGAACTTCAAGAGCATCTTGTAGAACTTCGAGCTCGCAGACGTATGACACCGGAACGTCGTGCTCCACGTAAACCAAAACAGCAAGACGCGGTATCAACAATAGTAACAACTGATGGCTCTGATATTTAACTGAAAGCACTATCTTGGAGAACGCCTTATGCCTAAAAGCAGACGTGCCTTTTTACCAATAGGTCAAATTGACCTGGGAAAACGATTTAGAGAGGATTATGGTAACCTGGATGAGCTTAGTGCTTCTATTAAGGAGTTTGATGAGCTTATTCAGTCTGTTGTAGTACGGGAAACAGAAACCCCTGATAAGTATCTTCTCATGGCTGGGGGTAGACGATATAGGGCTTGTCTAGCTGCTGGAGAAACAGAAATAAAGGCAGATATCTGGCCTAAAGGTTTAACTGAGCTTGAGTACAGGAAGATAGAGCTTGCTGAAAATGTGAAACGAAAAGACCTAACTTGGGTAGAAGAGGTTACTTTAACTCAAGAAATCAATCGCCTTGTACAGCAGGAGCTTGGGATTGCAGCAACTCAAAATGATGTTGCAGAGCTTTTAGGTAAAGATAGAAGTGCAGTTTCTAAAGACCTACAATTAGCAATAGATATGGAATCGCTACCTGAGCTACGCGAATCAAAAACAAAGAAGGAAGCACTCATAAAGGCAAACGCAGTTAAGGAGCGTATCGTAAAAGCTGAGATTGCAAAAAGAATAACAGATAGGCTGAAGGTGAATAACGAAACCGAACATGAACAGCTTATCAATAGCTTTATTGTTGGAGATTGTACAAAGATTCTGCCAACCTTCAAGGATGAATCCTTTGATTTGATAGAGCTAGACCCCCCATATGGAATAGGCTTTGATACTCAACATACAGGAAGTATAAATCATACTCTTACAGAGTATTCTGACTTAACGAACCTAGAAGAACACGAAGCCCTAATGAAAACTGTTCTTGCAGAGTGCTACAGGCTTTTAAGTGATAGGGGCTGGATTTATATGTGGCATTCTGTTTGGTATTCATACGCAGTCACTGCATATAAGCTTTTGGAAGAAGCTGGTTTCATAACTGCAAAAGCGCCTGTTATATGGATAAAGCCAGCTACTTCAGTCTCACAGAATCATAATCCTGATAGTGCTTTTACAGTAAACTACGATATGTTTGTGTATGCACGTAAGAGTAAAAAAGCTCTCCTCAATGTTAGGGGACCAAGCTCAACACGTTTCTATACACCTCCAATCAGAAGTATAAGAATTCATCCAAATGAGAAACCGATTCTCCTTACGGAAATGCTTCTCAGAGAATTCTGTCCTTCAGGAGCTCGTGTATTATCACCGTTTGCAGGAAGTGGAAATGTACTATTCGCAGCCTACAATAACAAAATGTCTGCGGTTGGTATAGACCTTAAAAAAGAGTACAAAGAGGCTTTCGTAGTCCGAGCATCTGATTGGAAGTATGGAGATAGGCCTGACAACAGTAAAGCAATAGAGATTCTTGAAACTCTAAAGGAGGATAAGCATGTATAAATTGAAGGATGGAAAAACGTTAGTCTTCAAAGAGAGAGACCATGTTATTCTATGTGTGAATTGTGGCCAGCCTATTATATATGAGCCGCGCTTTGGCTGGACTCATATATTCAAAGGTGGTCCTTGTGTAGAAGCAGAGCCCTTTATTGAAACTGCTGTAGTACCTGTTTACAAGGTTCCAGAAACCTACGATGAAAAGCTTGCCGTAGCTTATTTGAATAGTGATATTGACCTTGTAATGGGATTGCTTCGTACTAATACTAATATTAGTATAGCTACAGAGGAGGTAAGAAAGAATGCAGCAGTTGAGACCGGAGGGCAACAAGGAAATAGCGAAGGTAATTCTGGTAGGAGAAGCTCCAGGGAAAGTAGAACTGGCAATAAGTAGGCCGTTCTCTGGACCCGCCGGTAAGCATCTTGAATTGCTGCTTAACTCAGCAGGTATTCATAGAACCTCATGCTACATAACCAACACTATACCCTATTTGCCTGACAGGTTAGAATCACTAATCTCACTTAAAGGGGAGCGGCGTGGTGGTGGTAATGCTGTAGTGTCAAAGGACTTTGAGGTACTTCGTGAAAATCTAATTCAAGACTTACGGGAATGCAAAGCTAAGGTTGTTGTAGCTATAGGAGCTATTGCTTTATATGCTTTAACCTCCAAGATAGGCATAACAAAATGGCGAGGCTCTGTCCTTGAGTCACCGGAGCTGCCTGGAAAATGGATAGTTCCTATTATCCATCCTAGCGCTGCGTTGAGAAATTACAGTTACACGTACTCAATCCTATACGACCTTAACAAAGTATCTCGAATTCTTAAGGGCGGCTTCTCCTATCCAGAACGAGAGTATATTCTAGCACCAACGTTTGAAACTGCAATGGCTTATATGTCAAATAAACAGGGCGACCTTTTAGCATTTGACATAGAAACCATAATAACAAAGAAAACAGGTAAAGTCCTAGATTGGGAAGTAAGTTGCTTCTCACTTTCCTGGAATGCGTATAGCTCTATATGTATTCCAGTGATACAGAAAAACCGAGATCCCTACTTTACACTTCAAGAGGAAACCCAAATATGGAAAGCACTTGCACGGCTTCTTGAAGACCCTACTATAGAGATACTTGGTCAGAACCTTATGTTCGATGCCTTTTTTATGCTGAAAAAGTTTGGCATAGTAATCACAAACATGCACGATACTATGTTAGCAGAAAGTGTACTCTTACCAGATTTACCAAAAGGCTTAGATTACTTGTGTTCTTTATACACAGATGAGCCCTATTACAAGGATGACGGTAAGCAGTATACAACCATTTTTTCGCCTATGGATTTTTGGTTATATAATGCTAAAGATAGTGCCGTATTGCATGAGATTATGAAAGAGCAGCTAGAAGCTCTCGAGGAACAAGGTAATAGAGAGACCTATGAGTGGCTTCGAAGACTCCTTCATCCACTTCTGTTTATGCAAATTCGTGGTATGCGGGTAGATGTAGAAAGCAGAGCTAAGAAATCAAAGGAGATTCTAGAGGAAACTGCCGCATTAAAGCTAGAGCTTGAAAAGCTTTGTGGTGAGCCACTTAATCCTAATAGTCCAACACAGGTACGTAATTACTTCTATATAGCAAAAGGCGTTAAACCTTATATTACTAAGGGTAAAGTAACTGTAGATGAAACAGCTTTACGCCGACTATCAGCGAAGGGCCATAAAGAAGCATCGTTAATCCTAGACATAAGACGTCTCACTAAGCTTAGGGGTACCTACCTTGAGATGGCCTTCGACGAGGACAATCGATTACGTTCTTCATTTGACCCAAGTAAGACGGTAACCGGAAGGCTATCAAGCAGTAAAACTATTTTCGGTACAGGAGGCGATACACAGAATCTTCCTCGAGTACCGTCACCTGTTCGTTACTACATAAAGCCAGACCCTGGAAACCTCTTGATTGAACTTGACTATTCACAAGCAGAAAACAGAATAGTTGCATACATAGCTCCTGAGCCTATAATGATTGAAACCTTTGAAACAGGAACAGACTTACACTCGCTTACTGGAAGCCTCATCTCGGGGTTATCGTACGCGGAGGTACTTGAACAGAATAAAGCAGGTGTTTGTCCACCTATAGGTAAAGGTGATAAGACGTGGAGACAGCTAGGAAAAACAGCAAACCACAGCTTGAATTATGGTATCGGTGTAGATACGTTTGCTTTAAGAAATGAGTTTGTTCGTTCTGAAGCAGCTATGATACGGAATAAATACTACGCTGCTTATCCTGGAATTCGTCAGTATCAAGCATGGATAGAAGACTCAATTCGACATAACAATAGAACTTTGCAAAACCTTCTAGGTAGAAAACGAAAGTTTCTTGGTAGGATGGACCAGAAGCTCTTTGAAAAGGGTTATGCATATCCTCCACAGTCAACAGTTGCTGACCTCATAAACCAGCGCGGTTTGATTCCAGTATATGAGAATCAAAGTATCTACGGAGCTTTAATTCTTCAGAATCAGGTTCATGATTCTATTGTTTTAGAGCTTCCAATAAAGCACAGTGCTTGGGGGGCTACAGGACTACTAAAGTTAAAGGAAGCTCTTGAGTTACCAATAACTTGGAGAAGCAGGTCGTTTTCTATACCTGTAGACTGTAAAGTAGGCTTAAATTATGGAGATATGTATAGCTTATCTTTAGAGGGTACTCCTAATGATGTACAAAAGCGACTCCAATCACTGTATGAACAATTAATAGAGGAAAGTCAGAATGGATTGGATTAGGGGATATCTAAAGTATGTAGACCAGACAGAACCGCCAGACCTTTTTAAGCTATGGACAGCAATAAGTACAATAGCAGCTTGCCTTCAACGGAAATGCTGGCTTGATTGGAAGCTAGAGCGTATATACCCTAATTTATACGTAGTACTTTGTGGCCCTCCTGGTTCTAGAAAAGGTACTGCAATGAGACCAGCAAGATATTTTCTTGAGTCTCTTGGGATTCCAATGTCAGTTGAAGCTACAACAAGGGAAGCTCTCATCAGGAAGCTTTCTAATACTACAATTTCAGACCCTGAGCTAGAAGCACTTGGATTACCTGCTATGCATTCTTCATTAACTATCTTCAGTGAAGAATTAACAGTGTTTCTAGGACAAAATAATTGGCAGCTTATGTCAGACCTTAATAATTGGTTTGACACTTCAGACAAATGGACGTATGAAACTGTAGGTAGAGGAGAGAACACAATCCTAGGTGTATGGGTAAATTTGTTAGGTGCTACTACGCCAGAATTTATAGAGTCCGCATTACCACAGGATGCAATAGGTGGTGGTTTAACAAGCCGCATACTCTTCATTTATGGAGATAGAAAAAGTAAAGTAGTTTCTTCGCCAGATATAACTGAAGAAGAACGTGTACTTCAGGAAATGCTTCTTGAGGAGCTTGATAAAATTCAGCTTCTAAAAGGAGAATTCAAGTTCACTAGAGAATACTTTCAGTTATATGATTCCTGGTATACTGCACATAATGAGCACCCTCCATTTGAAGATAGAAATTTTCTAGGCTACAATGATAGAAAGGCATTGCACCTACGTAAAATTTCAATGGTACTAGCGGCTTCTCGTTCACGAGACCTTCTTTTAGAAGGAGAAGATTTCAAGCGGGCTATGACTATTCTTACAGAAACTGAAAAGTATATGCATTTTTCGTTCTCAGCTCGTGGTAGAGCCAGTCATGCTTGGTTGATAGAACAACTCATACGAAGAATAGCTACGTTCAAAAAGGTACCTATGCATGTTTTGTACAAGGACTATTACAAAGATGCTACAAAGGATGAGATTGATGCAGTTGTTGGACATTTGGAGTCAGCTAGAATAGTTAAACGTGAGTTTGATGTAGATAATGGAACAGTGTATGTATACTATGTGAGGTGAAACAAGTGAATACAGTAGCCATAATACAAGCACGAATGGGTAGTGAGCGCCTTCCTGGCAAGGTTATGATGTATATTGAAGGTTGGCCAATGCTTGCTAGGGTAGTAAAACGAGCACAGTTAGCAAAACAAATTGATATAGTAGTAGTAGCTACTACTACATTAAAAGAGGATGATTGTGTAGCTGACTTTGTAACAAACAGGCTTTGTGAATGCTATAGGCCAGACAGACACAGCGATGATGTTCTTGGTAGGTATGCGGATACGGCCAAGGCTTACTGTGCTGATGTAGTGGTAAGAATAACGGCAGACTGTCCTTTGATTGACCCGGATATAGTAGACCATGTAGTTAAGTCACAAAAAAGGATAGCTAAACGTTACATACCATATCATACGTATGTTTCTAATTGCCTTTACGACAGGACGTACCCTCGTGGTGTGGATGTAGAAGTCTTCGATGTTGAGCTTTTGTCTAAGGCTAATGAAGAAGCTACATTAGACTATCAACGTGTACACGTAACGCCTTTTATAATAGAGGATGCAGCTACCATAAAGCACTGTCTTAGAGCTCCAGTAAGTCATACAAGACCTGACGTACGACTTTGTGTTGATGAGCAGAAGGACCTAGATTTAGTGCGGGCTATTTATAGCCATTTTGGAAACCGAGAGTTTGACTTGCTGCAAGTGCTAGGTTTCTTGGATGACAATCCTGCTATTAGAGACCTCAACAAAGAGGTTGTGCAAAAGGCGGTACAGGAGCTTTAATTTCTGTAAAATGTGTACGGAACACATTTTGCAAATAAACGAAACTAAAACTTAAAGGCAGGTGAATAATGAGTGATAGTGGAGATGCAGCAGCGGTGTATTCACGGGAATTGTATAGAGCGCAAGAGCGCATTGCGGAACTTGAAGTACGTATAGTGGAACTGGAGAAGATGAATGATAGGCAAATGAGTTATACGATGAAGTATGTTAGAGGATTGGAGGAGGCAGCTTTGGTTTTTAACTTAGAACGTATTAGTGCAAATAACCGTGTTAAGGAACTCGAGGCGCAGATCGCTGAAGAGAAAGGCGGTGAATGATGAGCGATGACACGATCGAGTGTTGCCCGTACTGCCAGACGTACCATTACTACTGGGGCTGGCGGGCTGAGGGATTGGCGAGTGAGTACAAACCCGTGAGGGTGTGTTTGAGGACAGGCAAGGAGGTTGAGGATGAACACGGTGAATAGCGTGGAGGGAATTAAGGCATGGCCCAAAAACAGCGCAGGCTGGCACGTGGCTCCAAATGGCGACAGGGTTAGGCTTGGTAGTGGGGTCACGCTGGGCGACCGGGTCGGGCTTGGCGATGAGGTCACGCTTGGTAACAGGGTCACGCTTGGTAACAGGGTCACGCTGGGTAACGGGGTCACGCTTGGCGACCAGGTCACACTGGGTGACTGGGTCCGTCTTGGCGACAGGGTTAGGCTTGGTAGCGGGGTGACCAGCATGCAAATTATCCAGCAGCGTATAGACGCGTTGATACACGCTGGCCAGCCACTACGAGCTTGGAAGTGGGTCACGCGAGAGCGTCAATCGCCAAACTTCGATGGTGGCACCGTTATCGAGTATCCCAAAGACGCGGTGATTGAAGCGGATGGAGAAGTCAGCGACCAGCAGTGCGCTCCTGGATTACACGTCTTGCCGGTAGGCGTTCGCCCTGAACACGCGGGGTTGTGTAGCGCGGATCCCAGCTTAATTCCGCTGTTGGTTGAGTATCAGCCCGAGGATATTTTATTTCCAGGTTTACCCGGTAACAGTGACAAAATCCGCGTACGGAAACTAAGGGTGCTGGAATAACAAAGCGCCAGGGAAAGAGGCAAAGTCATCAGGAGGCCCGAATAACGATGCTGGAAGAAGATTTTAAGAGCGCACTCTTGAAAGATGAATCTTTGCCAGTGTGCATAAAGCGAGTTGTTGAGGAGGCCTACGATTGTGGTTTTGATGATTACGACCTGCTATATGGATAAAGCCAACCACTTCCAGAAAGGCGGTGAATGATGAATGACATACGTTTACTAGACCAAGCCACAATTGAAGCTATAAGAGCACTAACTGAACCCAAGCCCGTGACACAGCTTCTTTGCAGCCATATTGACGTACAGGATGAAATGATACAAGAGAAGGAAGGGCGTATTGCAGAACTCGAGACGCAGCTCACTGACGCTGAAGAGCGCATCCGGCAGCTCTCGGGAAACATCTACGATGATCACAACGCACCATGCCCCATCTGCCTCAACGCACTCTTGTATCGCGATGAGGACGAGCTGTTCCACTGCTCCGAATGCGACTATACCTTCCTTCCACCCCACAAGCAGGGCGTGAGGTGCCCAGTGTGCGGAGATGAGAAATCAGCATTTCCTACAGCGAGGGGCAACCTGTTTTGTGTTGGATGTCTCAAGGATCAGATCGATGCAGTAGTCGACGCTGCTGTAGAATACAGCATCGACAAGTTGACGGCAGAGCAGGAATTATGGTTTGAGAATTACATTGCTGAAACGAGACCCCACGAGAGGAAGAAGAAGAAGGAAAAATAACATGTTCAAGTACATAAACTGCCATGAGTTTGTAAGTGGGTTTCGTGAATTGGGCCTTTTGCAAGATTGGCCAGATGATGCATTGGAATCCCTTTACATGTATCTGATATCCCTTGAGAATGAAGAAGAATTTGGCGAGATGTATGACCCGCTTGAAATGGCTAAGGATTATGCCATGTACAAGAATATCGAAGAGGCAGCATCTGCTTACAGGATGACTGTGGATATTATGAATATGTATCTGAAAGTTGAGACTGATAGTTATGTCATCATATACCAAGATGAAGGCTTAAAATCTTTGAAGCGTACCAATAAGGGGCACAAACGGAAAGGCGGTGAGGAATGAAAGATCACAATGGTTATGCGATCCAACCTTTTGCTTATCTCAAGGGGGCCGACCTCACGGGGGCCGCTCTCGATGGGGCCAATCTCGAGGGGGCCGATTTATATGAGGCCAATCTCAAGGGGGCTGATCTCAGATTTGCAGACATTGACTTTTCGTCATGGCCCTTGTGGTGTGGGTCGTTCGACGTAATCGTGGACTCGCGCATTGCCGCCCAGCTCGCCTATCACTTTTGCCGTATCGTTTGCGACGACCCCGAAGTCCAGGCCGCACAAAAAGCGCTTGCGCCGCTGGCAAACCAGTTTCACGGGGTTGATAAATGCGGAAGGATTAAGGAATGAGTGACTACTATCTCAACATCGAAGTACATGAGCTTGTAAAAACAGCACTTCCAGAAGGTGGATATAGTGTTCGTAGCGAGCCTATTCATAGAACTGACTCTGTGCCGTTTGTTGGTACACATAAGGAAGTAATAGACTTTGTAAATTTTGCAGTAAAGCATATAGGTAAGTTAATTTATGAAGACTAATACTTCACAACACACAGACTGCTACCTACACATTAGCTCAAATAGCTTATGGCGAACCTGCGCCAATGCTCGCAAGATTGCGGCGACGTGGCCGGAGTGGACGCGCCGAGTAAGCTCGACGATCTTCCAGCATCCGCCTAAACGGGAAAGTGACAAATGAGCACAAATGAACCCTGCGCTATATGCGGTGTAATACATTGCGGCAAATGCAAGGTGCACCACTTAAAGCGCAAGATTGCGCGGCTTGAAAAGGAGTGCAAGGCCCTACGTGCGCAGTGTGTTGCTTTGCGTATCGAGAAAATATGGCTCGAACAAGAGATTGAGGAATTGAAATGCCCTTTGCTACGCAATCCCCAAAACTTTTGAAGGCAATCCTTGCCCTTAAAGAGCAGGTGAGGCGAGAATTGCAGCTCTTAGGCAGGCTCTGCACTCAGCAATTGACGTCCCGAGGTGGAGCGAAGGATTCTCCGAAGCTTATCCCGTTCCTTATCCCTAGTTTTATTCCACACATCCATTACGAGTTTTCGTTTTCTTGCAGTAGGGAGTGAATTGAAGTATGGTCTAGAGACTAGCTTCATGACGCTCTCTTTAGCTTTTCTACCACACGTTAATACATAATCTCTATACAAATCATCAGGAACTTCTACTCTTTTACCCTTAGGCCTTAGCGTCAAATACTTACCTGGATAACTGGGGTAATATTCAATTTCTCTAAAGACTGCTTCTACAGGATCAGGAGTCTCAGTAGAAAACTTTACAGGTAACCACTCCCAAGGAAGGGCTCTAATATCAAATGGAGCTTTACGTCCAACCTCTTCGCCCATCGCGTTTATCCTAGATTGTGCAGTTATAAGGTCTGACAATCCTGGTGGCAAAGAATCTCCAAACGTAGATAGAAACGTTCTATCTTT